ACTCCTGAATCCAATGGGCTGATCACAGAGTTCCAGAAGATCTTTGGCACTAAACATCAGTTCAATGAGTTGCACTTTGATCAATGTTTGGAACGCGTCTTGACTACTTGGCTGAGTAAACGTACCCGCGCTGCTGCTCTCAGATATATCAAGGATTTGAGTCATGATGTTCCAATAACGTACATCCATACCTTCCTCAAATCGCAATTGATTCAGAAAATTGAGAAGGCTGGTAAAGATGGCTCCGCTGGTCAAATCGTCTCTGCGCCGCAGTTCATCCGCAATCTTATTGATGCTGCTTTCGCCCTGTACATCGAAGACTTCATGCTTGCTTCGCTGCCCGACAATGTTTACGTGCATCTCCGCAAGAATCCTCAGCATATGCGTGAGTGGCGTGCACGTCAGGGTTTGTACCGTGGGCGTTTCACAGAGATCGATTACACGGCTTGGGACAGTGGCGTTGATGGTAAATTCCTGGTATTCGATCTTTGGCTTTTCCGACGATTCTTCGGTTTCCCACACTGGTACGTGTCCTTCTTTCTCATGTGCCGACTTGGGTCTCGTTATTTCGCTGGGGTCATATCATTGATGCAATTATCCGGTGATCGCTTCACTTTCCTGTTCAACACTCTGCACAATTTGCTGTTAACGTTCTTGCTCTATGCGTTAATCCTCACGGTTGTCATTATGTTCGCCGGTGATGATGTGTTAATGTTTGGTGTGTTCCATCTTGTACGCCATACCCTCCATTTTGCCATGACTCCTAAGGTCCATCATGTCGCTCGGGGTCACTTTTGTGGCTATTTGGTCGATTCTGTTGGCATTTCGGCTCACCCGGTTGTGTTGTTGTACCGATTCCAAATCGCGCTACGTGTTCGGCCCAATGATGTTGACTATTTCCGTAGTCAAGCTGACCTGCTGTGCTCACTCCCGCCGTCTAGTGAAGATGTTCATTACCAAGCTCATCTTCCGGGATTAATACTTCATTTGACTTCACTGGGTGCACATGATGTAGCTGCTTCTCTCAGCGCGAAGCTCAAATTCACCCCCCGGAGCTATTCACTCGGTATGCGAATTGCTTTCCCAGACTTGGTTATGATCCGCTACTTGAAAACGTCGTTGTCTTCCCACTACGTTCGTTTCAAAGAAAAGAAATATAGCGCCTTTAAAATGACACTCCTTCTTTTCCTTGCTGTCTTTTGCATCATATCCTTTGCATCCATGTCTGGAAATGTCACCCCTCCCAACACGCAAACTCCAACTCCCGCCGCTACTCCTGTGGTGCAAAGGTCTTCTGCAGGAGCTGCTCTCTCCAATGCTGTTGCCGGTGCTGTCTCTAGTAGCACCATCGCTTCTGCTGTGGTTCCCTTGCCTCCGTCCACCCTTGCTCTGCCTATGCCAAGTGGTCGGAGCACTATTTCTATTCCGGTCTTGGTGCGTTTTCCTGGGAAAACTAGCAACAGTGCCGTCATCAATCTCCGCACCAATGCGGAATTTCAGTCCCGCTTCTGGCGAGATGAGTCGGTCCGACTCGTCTCCATTGTTGGAACCGTGGCAATCAAGGCCCACGCCAATAGGTCCATCTATTGGTGTTTCTCAACTGACGATACCGCGCCCACCACTTTCCTCAAGGCGCTTGATTCGGACCTCGTCACTTCCGCTGCTAATGGGACGGTCAAGGAGAGCTTCTCTCTCCCAACCCCCAATGCCTATGGACGCGAGCTCAAAGCTACCGTCCTTGGAAATAAACCCCCCGTCTTGTACCTTAAGACGAAGGGATTCACAGCGGCCGCTACTCCCCGTCCAGCCATGGAAGGGTATGTCAAGGTCATCATCACCGTCGAGACTGGAGGAACCGGAATTCCTCTTGGCTTCGGCGCTGCATGATGGCTCTGAGGATCTAGAATGGTAGTCCACCTAAGGTTACAAGTGGCACGACAGAAAATTTCCCCACGGCTGTCATATGTTTTTCTTTGTTCAATATACATCGTTCCGTGATTTTGG